TGATAGTGTTTATCAGAATCAATCATATTCTCTAGACGATCTAAACGTCGATTTTGAGAAGAATAAGTTAGTATAGATATTTTTTCATCGGCGAGCAGTTGACGTAAGCAATTTCGTTGCGCTTCTAATGCGACGCGTCGCAATTCTCGATCATCTTCAATATTAACTTTATGATCATTACTTTTGTTTAACTGTCGATAAATCTGGTCAATAATTTGTTGTTTTCTACCAATTAATTCATAGACAATAATTCTATTATGATCATTTTGTTGCTCACGGAGAACTTGTATACCAATTCGAATGGAAAATATTCTTGCTTGTGCCTCAGTTAAATCAACTTTAGATTCATGGGTACTTGATGTTTCAACTTCGCCCACTTCTGGTTGTGTAAAATCATGTGTGGTTCGTTGTTTGGTAACAATTGGCAACATAATTGTGGCCACCAACAGACTAATAATCACCACTACTGCCGCCACAAAAACGAGTAAATTACGTTGTGGAAAAGCCGATCCGTCTGCAATAGTCGATGGAACGGTTAGAACAGCGGCCATTGTAACCGCACCACGAACACCAGTAAGGCCCGATATGATTGCCATTCTAAAAGAAATGGCGCGTTCCTTATGTTTTAAATGATATGTAATTTGCGTGCCGTAAGCCCAAAATGTACGAATAGTAAATATGATAAACCAAACGGCAACACCATAAAAGATGGCCATACCCGTATGAACCTGCGTACTACGCACAATATCTTTCATGGCAGCAGGAAGTTCAATACCTAGTAAGATAAAAATTGTGCCATTTAGCAAATAAACAAATACTTCCCAAGTACGTACTGTGACCACATTTATTTCAGGTGAACGCGCATTCATATGCTGATCGCTCAAAATTTTCGATAGAACGCCACCAACCACAAACTAAACTGCACTAAACCAACCTCAACGACACTTGATAAGGAAACTTAGCGAAGCCCTGAACACTTAGTTATTGAGGTATGACTACGGTACAGAAATTGCTCGACCAAATCTCTGATCCCAACGCAAGGGCAGCATACTCGCAGGATTGTCTTTCCGCTGCCAAACATGCAGCGACTAAAGCAATGACTATTGCCCCTTACGCAGTCACACCGACTGAAGCACTCACTCTAGAGCGCATTGGGATCACTACATCACCATTCGCCACTACTTCTCACACTCATGCAGCAGACAAAATCATTGAAAATGACTGCCTCGATATTATTGGACGTTATTTACCCAAAGAGTCAGTCACCCTCATACAGCTCAAACGAGCTAAGCTACATCTATTGAAAAGGGGGCCCAACACAGATGTATTTAGAAATTATTGCCATGAACCTAAAGATGTACTCAGATTCGGGTTAACGAATCCACACTCGTGCCCGGTGGTTGACACATCCTGCGCCGTCATATCTGACACGCTACACTTCATGTCATCACAACAAGTGTGGACGCTATTCGAGAGGAACCCGCGCTTGCAAAAATTATACGGCACCCTCGTATTACCGATTGAAGCTCTCAACAAACTCCCGAGCTTGTTCCCGGAAATCTACAAGCTAGAATATTATGAGAAACACTTTGCCTACATGCCCGGGGGTCATGGAGGAGGGGCTTATATCCACTCATATGGTACCCTCAAATGGCTCAACACTGCGCAGATAGGCACTGAAGGTAACCATCTTAGTATAGAAAAGATTGAAACCAAAGCGGCGCACCACATAGTGTTGATACAACGAAGACGCCCGCAATTGTCATGGCCGTTACCACCACTGTGGGTATTCCATGCCTCCGATTACGTTAGACTCCCGGAGATATTTTATCCCAGTGAAGCCAATGTCCAAAAGGCCTACCCCCACGTGTTCATCAAACGCCTTCAACTCTACTGCTTCTCTGTGAAGGCCGTATCACTACGAGACATCTTTGCCAAGATCCGCCAAGTGCTCCCTACTGAGGAGCTATCTCGGTTTTCCACGGCGGATCTTATACGACTAGCTAATTACCTGCTCTTTATAACTGGTATGCAACAGACCAGCGACTACCAGTCGCCATTGATGGAGAGTCTCTTTGGAAAAATGTGCTTGTCAATACGAGCTCGTGTGCGAGAATTTCTCCAAAATCTAATGGGCAAATCTTCATATGCAGCGCTACTTACAGTGACTGACGTAAGGCCGGTGTACTTCACGACCAAACCCGTGAGAAGGGCAATCTGTGGCCCACAATGGTTTGAGGATGAGGAGAATGATGACGAAAATGGTACCACACCGTCAATCACAGGATACCCCAGCCCTTCACCAGATGACTTAGACCTCTTAGCTGAATTCGAACGCCACGAGCAGGCAAACGAAGAAATAAATCAGTCATCGTCTAAAAGAACAAACCCAAAGCAACAATGCACCGCTCACAGTGGTACTGAGTGTGGACCAACTGAACAATCTGCAAATGTAGCTGATAAAGCATCAGAGAGCGTCAACGGGGCGCAAGACTATCCCCAGCAAATGAATGAGGACGCCAATGGCAATATGGTCGATGGGCAATTCACAGACTGCACTGACACTGACTGCGATCAGAGCGACGATGAGAGTGACTCAGACTCAGAACATCATGAATCGCAACAATTGCAAGATGACCTACTACCTAGTGAATACGACTTGCCAGAGCTTGAGAGTGTTCCGGGTGAACTAGACGCAGAAAATCCAGAAGATGCACAGGGACCCGAAGAGACCGAACCCACCATGAGGGATGAGGATGATGGTGACGGCGAACCTTCAGGAGATGATCAAACGGGCAGCCCAATGCTAGAAACAACACCCGGCGTAACACTTGAACCCTTGGACGAGGAGACAATTGATATACTCAAAATGCACGGTTTTACCAACTACAAACCACAGCATGATGGTGAATTCCAAATTCCACCCGTGTTCTACAACCGACAAGCAAGATTTCTTCCTCAGCATGAGGGCATCGTCAACACCGCACAATCAAGATTCCTTGACATGGCTCAAGCCCTTAAGAGAAATTGCTACAATTACAGATTGGACGCTAAACGAGCCACAGCATTCATGTCTGACGTTAAAAACAACCTCACTGGTCTAGTGCTGCCCAAACTTGACAGAGACTTGTTAACCTCATGGGTAGCATTAGCCGAAAATGCGAAGAGGAATGTTGGGCTCATCGTCATTCACGGAGCTGGTGGGGCAGGGAAAAGTAGGGCCCTGCAAGAGCTGATGCGGAATGGGTTAGTAGACACCAATGAAGTCAATATCATCGTACCAACTATTAACCTTGCCGTTGACTGGAAGAAGAAGCTACCCAGTGTGGACCCGCGGAGGATCATGACATTTGAAAAAGCATGCGAGCGAGAAGGGAAGTCAATTGTCATAATGGACGACTATGGAAAACTCCCGGCGGGTTACGTTGACGCATACTTAGCCATCAAATTCAATGTCGAAATGGTCATCCTAACTGGTGACCAACGACAGTCTGTCTTCCACAACGATAAGAAAGACTCACAGATTGCCCTCTTGAGTTCCAACACAGACCATTTCAAGCGATACTGTGACTACTACATTAACGCTACCCACCGACAACCCCGGAGACTTGCCAACCCAATTAAAGTGCACGCAGAAAGAGAAACGGGGGGCGCTGTTAAACATGCCACTCTCATACCCACCAACGCAATGACGCTTGTGCCAGCATTCAGAAGCCAATCATTGCTTACAGACTTGGGCAGGCAGGCGATGACATATGCTGGCTGCCAAGGGCTTACGTTACCACATCTGACAATAGTGCTGGACAAAGACACTCCTTTGTGCTCTGATGAAGTGTTGTACACAGCATTATCAAGAGCGTCGGAAACAATAACGTTTGTGAATACGCACTCTAACAATAAAGACTTTCTGGCCAAACTAGACTCTACGCCCTATCTCAAAACCCTAATTTCGGGAGTGCGAGAAGATGAACAAGCAGGGAAGGACAACACACCACCAGAACCAGTAGTACGTGATGGTCCTACCAAAACCCACATTCCAGTGGCCAACGACAAGATACAGCTGGACGACAAGATAGAGGCCATGGAGGACAAGGACACCAGGGAATTATGGAGTGGAGAGGAGAAAACCAACCTCATGCAAACACAAGACCCGACCATCCAATTATTCCCGCACCAGCAAGCGAAAGACGAGGCCTTGTTCAAAATCACAATAAATGAACGGATCAGGCTAGCTGCACCGGAGACAAATCGTAAAGCTCTCAAAGATACAATCAACGCAGGCGATTTGCTGTTTGAAGCTTATGCGAGCTTCATGAATGTGCCTCGAGAAACTCAGCCTTTCGATAAGAGATTGTGGGCACATTGTAGACAATTGGCATTACGTACGTATCTATCAAAACCGACCTCAAATCTTCAGCAAGGAGCGCAACGTCAAGACCCTGATTTCCCTGACAACGCTATCGCATTGTTTAACAAGTCGCAATGGGTTAAGAAGCTTG